AGCTTGAACAAACACGTGCCTGCAATAAGGTAAATTTACATCTTGATTAGGGTCATGATACCAACCACCACGCCTACGAAAAGCGTCATAATTAGGTATTCCATACACTTGGCCTAGCTCTTTGCCTATATTTTCAATATCTTCACGGCTAAAATAACGAGGATTATCCATCATTGCAGCGCAAAAGTCCCTACTTTCACCAATTAAAGCAGGTGCATCACTTCGCAAAGTGTATTTATAACGTATAAACAACTCACTAAAACTAGGTACTTCTTTTTTATCGCCTTTTGGTGTTATAACTAGGTTCTTATCAATTAAGCCATCAGCTATTAAAGTTTCTAAAGCATCAGTAATTTTAGTTTTGTCAACCTTTAAAACTTTTGTTAAGTCATCAATGCTTATGTCGGGTGTTTTCTTTATGATATCTAAAATACCTTGTTCTAATTTACTAATAAAATCTTGCTTCCCAAACATTACTTTTTTAGTCTTGACTAATTCAAAGTTTTCAATTGGCTCACCATACTTACTAAATGTTTCAAAGTCGATTAAGTCTTTTGTTTGTTTACTAAATTTTGCAGTTGTTTGTGGTTGCGACACTTCAACAATCTGCGCTGGTTCTAAAGGTTTACGTCCGATAATCTCACGCATTTCATCTTTAGTCAAAATTTGCCCTAATGTTTGCTCAGTAAAACTAGGCATAATCGGTTCAAGTTGTTTTATTTTTAACTTACCTTTTATTGGTGCAAAAATATTGTAAACTTGTTCTTGTACTTCTTGCTTAGGTGCTACATAAGTATTTGTAAATAGATTAAAAGCATCAATCATTTCGGCCCTGCCACCTAATTGACCTGGCACTCTTACTCCAAATATCATTGGTGAAGTAATCTTATGTCCGACAAATATTTCTTGCTGAATAGTATCGTTTAAAGCGTTATATTTATCTTGAAAATTACCACTATCTAAATCTTGGATAATTGCTGCTCTATCTTTATCATCTGCAAAGTCAATTACTATTTGACCTGCACCATCAGTAGGCGAAAATTGCTTTATCATTTTTCTCCTAGTAGCTTGCATTTCATCTTCAGCAGGAATACCATTTACGAAAGTAACCATCTTACTCCCTTTGAATGAATTTTGAATTTCTGCTCTGTGAAAATTTGCTATTTCAGCATCGGTTATAATAGCAGGAACAGCACCAATATACTCAGGTAGTGTATATGTTTTTAAGTTTGGCCTATATGACTTGTAATAATAAACGCTTTCGGTTTGGTTTTTATTTGGATCATAAGCAGGATAAGTTGTAAAACTAGGATTAGTATTTTCGTTACCGCTTATATCCAACCATTCCGAACTATGATAGAATTCTGTATTATCTTCATTGCTTCGAATATCGCAATAATCTAAATGGAATATTTGAACTCCTTTTTTGCCTTTTGTTCCAACTACTTTTAAATAGCACCCTCCAAATAACTCATTATCTAAAATAGTTTTTTTCGCTAAGTCATTTAATGTTTCGTATTGATTTGGATTATCTATAAACGCTTGCAATGCTGCTATTTCTTCGCCTTGCATTAATGATTGGTCAAAACTCCAACCCTTACCAGCTATGTATAATTGTTTACTTGTTATAATAGCGTTATGTTTTGCACTTCGGTTAAAAAGTAAAACTAAGTATTGTGGGTAGTTATTTTCTTCACCATACTTCACCCATTCTTTTTGTTTTTGTTCAACAAATTGAGGTACTTTATCGTTACTAAATTTTAACGTAATTATATTGTTTTTATAACTCATTATTCGGGTTGGTAAACTATGTTAGTGTCTGATTGAACTTCATATTTTGCGTATTCTTCAGTAGCAAATACAACATCAACTATACCTACTTCAACTGTTTTATCAATAAAAGGTATTGCATCAGTCGCTACTACTAACGTATCTACACTTGTTAAAGTTGTTTGGTATATTTCGTAGTCATAACGACCTTGTAATCCTAATTCAATAACTCCATGTAGTGAGTCTTGTGGACTTGCGCCATCTTGTTCAATTAATATAAACTCATTGTAGCGTTGTTTAAATTCGCTTAAATCTTCATTGATAAACCAATAGGCAACATTTGAAGTTTGATTAACAAATTTGAATAAGTAAATAGGATTAGGCAAAGTTGATTTTTCAGTTAAAGTAACTGTTAAAACATTTTCACTATTTTTTATAACTCTTAACACTAACCATAAATATAAATTTTGTAAAAGTTTGTTAAAATAAAAAAGCCAACTAAAATTAATCAGTTGGCTTTTGTTTAAAATGTTATTGAACTAAGTTAATAACGCTGCTATAATTGAGGGGTCAACTTCTTGAGCAAATACTTTTTCCATACCTGCAAAATTTAAAGTATAACCATTAAACTCATTCATTGCTGCTCCACTTGTTCCAGTACCGCCAGTACATTCCATACCATTACTTGAACCAAATAAAAAGTATTGACCGCTTTTCATTTCAACTATTATTGAGGTTCTATTCTTGATAATTTGTTGTAGTTTGAATTGTGTTTCATACTTCATTGCTAAAAAAGTAGCTGTTATGGTTTGTTCATATGCTACTGTACCTATTTTGGGGTCAGTTTGAATATTGTTAGTTGTACTGTTAGCACCTCTAGGTTCTAAAGCATAAGTAAAATATTTTTTACCTGCTGTTTTAGTTATTGCTGTTACATAACCACTAGCATTTTCAGTTATAGCTGTAATGTTAGATTGTTCTGTTATGTATAAATTCTTTATACCGCCTACTGTATCTTTACAGTCTAGCGCATATCCTGCTACTATTGCACATGCCATGTTTTTAAAAGGGGTTTAAAGGGGGTTTTTACACCCCCAAATTACTATAAAGTGAACTTAACAATTTCTTGTACTTGTGATACTTGAACACCCATTTTAAAACGATATTTAAAACGAACTAAATCAAAATCTTCAGAGTACCAAAATTTGAATTCTTCTTCTTCATTTTCTAAATCAACACCTAAGAACATATTGTCATCTCTTAATGCATAGATAGCATTAATGTTATTAAGTCCTGGAGTTGATACAACTGTTACGTTAGTACCATGAATTTTCATTTCGCCTAATGCGTTGTCAGTTGCAATGAAGTTAAACAAATTTGCATTTGTTAAAGCTAATTGGTACAATCTGAAAATGTGAGTACCAACATTAACTTTTAAATTCGGTTTGTCCAAAATTTCAATCGGAATAGCTGAATAAACTGCTTGCATTACCGATATAACATTTGCTGCTGTAATCGCTGTTACTGGTGTTCCAATAAACGCTGCTGCATTAGCTTGGATTGTTCCACTTGCTGCATTAATTACTTTAACTAAACCATCAAATTGTTTTAATTGGCTGTTCCATGATGTTGTATCACCTTGCCAAATTGCTTTCTCTGTATCTTCTTTAGTTGTACCTAATACAGTTTCAACAAACGCTTGGTCAATTCCACCAGGCAAAGCATCATAATTAGAACCCGGAGAAAGTAATAATTGAGTGTATTTAGTTTCTAAATCATTAATACACCATTCTTTATTTACTTTTACTCTACCAACTGTTAAAACTCGTGCTGAAATGGTTGTATCTCCACTTGCAGAGAACCCACAGGCATCGCCATTTTGCCAAATTAAAGTGTCAGATAATGCAGGAACTTGAATAGTAGATTTTACACCTATTAATTTTTGCATACGTGATGCTGTTTTCGGCTCAAAAAATGAGCGTGTAATTAGCATGTTTTCATTTGTCTTGGTATATGCTGCAAGACTTGTTACGTTAAAAGCCATTGTTATTTATTTTTGTTTTTTTAGTTTTGATTAGTGAATTTTTTATATGCTGCCATCATTTCGGCTGCTGTTTTTTTCTTATCTGCTTTGCTAAAAGTTGAATGTTTTGGTTTTTCAATTGGTGCTGCAGGTTCATCAGCAATTTCATCAACAATTACTTTTATTGCTTCAAACTTTTCATTTACATTTTTAGTTGTGTTTGCAATTGTTTCATCAATAGCGGTAAACTTACTTTCGTATGCTGTGAACTTTTCACTCATTGCAGTAAAATTAGCTTCTAATGCTGTAAAACGTTCGGTTAATTCAGCTAATACTTTAGCCATTTCAACTTCTACTTCTGTTTCAGTTTCCATTTTTTTACCCTCAATTTTGGTAACTAAACCGCCTACTGTGGTTATCATAGTTCCATCTTCTAACTCATGTGGTGCATCAGGTGCAGGCATTTGATTTCCATCAGTTACAACCATTAAGGCTGCACCCTCTGACAAATCACCGTCCCACATAATTTCAGTTCCATCTTTTAATTTTGCACTTTCAAATTTTTGTGTTTTTGCAAAACCAGTTTTTAATAATTCGCCAATTGCTTTCAATGCTTCTAGTGGCGTGTGTTTTTTATTACTCATGTGTATTTTTTATTATATCGATTATTTGTTCTATAATATTTTGTGGCTTTTCATCAATCTTTACAGTTTTAAAAAGTCCCTCAACTGAAAAACCTTTGAACTCACCACTCTTTATAAAGTCGTTCCAAATTTCATCGTTATCAATTTTGTAACTTCCGAACCAACTGCCATCAGTTAAACTATATCCTTTTGGGGCTAATACTCCACGTTTCTCATCAATTAAAAAACTTTCAATCATATACACGCCATCAATCATTTTATCGCTGTCGTGCATTTCATTTACTAAATTGCTTTTACCTTGTTTAAAAAACTTATTTCGTAAATTATAAATGTCCTCTTTTTGGAATACTCCATAATATTCGCCACTTTCATCACGCCTATAAATAGGTAAATCAGCAACCATTAACGGACCAGATATAATCCTTTTTTCAGTATCTGCTTTAAATGAATATTGCTTTGAATTAAACGCTTGCCAATTCATTTCAATAGCAGGAGTATCAACAAAAGCCACCGCTTCAAGTTGCGCTTCATCATCTTCGCCTACTAAAAATCTAAATATTGGTAACTTCTCCATTTTGTTAATAAATATAATTATACTTTTTATTTGCTTTTTAGCGTATTGTGGCCTTACGAATAATGCCTTTTACTTTATTTTGAGTTTGTGTTATGTCGGTTTCAGTTACTATAACTTTTTGAATTTCGCCTTTATTGGTTGTTATAACCTCACTATTACCGCCTATCCTTGCACCGCTAAATGATTGTGGAATACGTGGTGCGCTTGGTGCTACACCTGCACCCCCACCGCCACCACTTCCGCCACTTGTACTAGGTATTGGTGTATCAATAATATTTTTTACCGCTGCAAAGCCTGCTACTCCAGTTGCTATTGCTTGAGCTATTGCATAACCTGGAATTGGTACACCTGCAAATGCTGCTAGTGTTTTTGAAATAGCTGTATAAGTTGAAATGGTTGCTTGTGCTATTGCTAATGCTTTGCCCTCTACCGTACTTTTACCTAGTAATCCACTAGCTTGATTTAGTACATTTGCATAGGCTTCTAATTCTAGTATTTTAGCTTCCTTTAATTGTTTTTCTATTTCAATTTCGGCTGCTGCTTGTTCCTGCCTTACTTGTACCTTTTGCGCTGCTAATGCTCTGCTTCTATCTAAATCCTTTTTGTCTTGTTCATTTTGTTTTTTACGTTCTTCTTCAATGTCGGTAGCTATTTTATCTTGTTCTTTATTTTTTAATAGCTGTTCATCTTTTAGTAATTGGTTTTTAATTGCTAAATCTTCAAGTTCTTTTTGTTTTCTTTGTTCTTCTCTTTTTGCCTTATCTTGGGCTGCTTGTTTTTCAGCATCATCGGCACTCTTTTTTATTCCCTCAAGTTCACTTGTTTTTTTAGCTATTAAATCTAAACTTTCAATCTCTTTATTTTTTTCAACTAACTTCTTTTTTAAGCTATCAGTTTCAATTAAATTAGAAATAGTAATTATTTTACCGCCTATTTCGGCAGTTGTATAGGCTTCTTTTTGCTGTTTATTGTGTTCATCAGCTAGTTTTATTTGTTCTTCAAGTGCTAGTTTTTCGGCTTTTGCTTGTATTAAAGTTGCGCCTGCTGCATTAGTTTTATTTTTAATCGCAATGATTTCAAGTTCAATTGATTTTACTTTCTCATCAGTTGCTTCCTTTGTTTTTTTAGTTTGTTCAGCATATTCCTTTTCTTTTTTAGTAGCTTCTTCATTTGCTGCTGCTGTTTCTAAAAATTTAGTGTATAAATAACCTAATGCCACAATTAAAGCACCTATTCCAGTAGCTGCCATTGCACCTTTTATAGTTGTAAAGGTTGTTACTGCTGCTGCTTTTATTGCTGTAAATGATGTAACCGCTTTTAATTTTAATAAATCAAAAGCATCTTTCATTCCTAACAAACCATTTAAGCCAGTAGCTAAAGCTATTGCGCCTTGAGTTTGTGCAATTACTTTGTTTAGGTTTTCACTTTCAGCACCCATTAAAGACATTGCACCTTGCATTGCTGCAAATCCATTCGCTGCTATTCCAACTGCGCCTGCCAATGCTTGAAATTTAGCTTCAGGATTAAAAGCGTTAATGGTGTTTTTTACATCTCCTATTTTATCTTGTAACTCACCTGCTTTTTTTGCTGCTTTTACAAATGCTTCACTTCCTTGTTCAAGTGTTCCTAACTCGTTTGTAATTGCCCTTAATTCTGCTTTTAAACTTTTTACAGAACCTACTGAATTACCTACCTTTACTTCAGTATCAAATATTATTTTTTCGTTTGCCATTATTGTATAATTCTATGTAGTCTGTATTGTAATTCGATTAGCGCTTTACCATTTCCACTAGTACCTAAATTACCTGCGGAGTGTATTTGTATTGCTAAATTTTTAAATGGTAAATCGTTTATGTTTACACCTCTTTGTTTTGTTGCTACTACTGCAGTTGTTATTCTATTATCAAATTCTAGTAAGTGAGTACCATCGCCAGTATATTGTAAATGTAATTTATGGTCATTGTATGCTACTGGTGTTGCTGATTCAAAAAACATTGTAATGTAAGCATCATAAACCTCAGTCCAATATCCATCAACCGCTGCCAATAGTTCAATTGGTGTACTGTTTAAATTTCTTAATTCTGATACTGTTAAAACTCGACTTACTAATAATGGTTGGTCAATGTTATTTACTACCACTTCGCCATCTCTTACACTTTGATAATTGTTAGCGTTTAAATAAGTTCCATTGTTATTATTAAGTTGGTTATTACCACCGCCTAAAACACTATTTAAAATACCATTGATTAGGTTTAAATCTGAATTAACTAAGTTCGCTTGACCTCTTACTAAATTATTTTGACCACTTACATTTATATCAACATCCTTTGTAAAATCGTTACCATTTGCCTTTACATCTTGAAATAAAGTTGTTTCGCCACCACCACCACCATTAATAGGAACATCGCCACCAACAAACGTAGGCGCAACTGCAAGTTTTAAAAATGTTAGTTTTGCAGGTTCATTATTATTACTGTCAAAATCTATTTCGTAAAGTCTATAATACTGTTTGTCTATAAAATAATAGTTTCTAAATGATAGTTTGTTTACTTCATTCTCATTTAAATTAGCGTATAGTGTAACTGTTTTACTATCTTTATTGGTAATTTCTTCAAGTCCTTTTCTATGATATAAATTGTAAAGATTATTAGGTGTGTAAATTACTTTTGTTTTAGTAGTGTATGCTATTTCTTTTGGTTGATAATAATTAACATCAAATGTAGGATTATTAAAATTATCTAAGTGGCCAACGTATGGATATTGGTCAAAGTAATGAAATGTAGTCAAGTCAGGGTCTAATAAACTAAAAAAGTTAGTTCCAAAACTAGCACTTAACCCACCTGCATAAAGTAATCTTAGTTTACTTGTCCCATCAATTCTTTTACCACTTGTATCATGAAAAACTATTTGCGAAAATACCATACCAACATTTTTAGAATTGATTAATGGTGTTGGTGCAAAAAGTACTTTAGTTGTAAAGGTTTCATCTACAAAATCATTTACTATACCTATTTTAGCACTTCCATAAGGTTGTGAATACTTTAAAAGATAATCATTATTAGCAGCGTCTTTATCGGCTGCCATTTCGTAATTATACTCTTTGTATTTTAATTCGGCTAATGGTTTAATTTCAATCGGCCTTGAAACATCAACCTTTTCAGTTAAATCAACTATTTCGTTTAAATAAAAATTATCTCTAGGTTCTATTATTAAACGCTTGTCATCTAAACTACTCGGCTCAATGTATAGGTTAAATAAATTAATTACTGATACTAAAAAGTCAGTTTGTTTAATGTCGCTAGGTAGGCACTTTGAAAGTTCCATTACATCGCCTACTGTTATTTCGGCATTTGCAACACCATTAAAATAACTATCATTTAAATTAGATATTTCAAATGTGTTACCTACTGCACCGCCTTTTGTATCAAAATAATAACCGCACTCAATTGTATCGCCTACTTCACAATAAGTACTAACTATTCCATTTTCAGTTAATAGGTAGTTTGATGTTGTGGTTAATGTAAAACTGTTTTTTGCGCTTTGCCATATTCCAACTCCATTTTTTTTAATGTAGTAGTAAATCTCAATACCACTATAAAGAGTTCCTGTTAATGTAATGTATCTTAAATACTGTCTTACATTTAAACCAAAATTATAATTGCCTTTATTTTGTACTGTAAAAATTGATGTTCCGGTACTGTAACCACTTGGCGAAGTATTTTGAACTAAGTTAGGAAACTCTAATTGATAAAAGTTGTTTTTAAATATTTGGTCATAACTACTATCTACTATCCTATCTGCTTCAAATGTTCTATCGGTTACTTGTTGCTGACTTAGTAAAAGTTTGTTTTGAGTTGCAGGAACTACTAACTTAGTAAAGTCCCCACTGGTAAAAAAGTTAGAACTATATCTATATCCTGTATCTTTAAAGATTGCATCGATAATTACTTTTAAAAATATTTGAGGTTTCCAATCTTTAGTGTAGTAACCTCTTTGATTACTGCTTAATCCTAAATCAATCAGTCCGTAATAATATCCAATCGCTGCACTAGGTGTCCAACTTGTAAGCATATTAGCAAAAGTCCAATCATGGTTAAATTCTGACAAGTCAAGTTCATTTAGTTTCTTATCTCCTAAGTCTTGAAATAAGTTTGCAGTTTTGCCAATTATTATAACTTCATATTCTATTTCGTAATCATCAATAATATTGATATTAGTTAGCTGTAAGTAACCCTGTATTTGAACTATGCCATTCTTATAAAGGATTGCATCGGCTTTTAAACTAGGATTAAAGTCAGGCGCAAAGTTATAAGTATTATCGTTTTGAACAGTTCTCGCAAGGTTGAATATGTTACTAAAAATATCATTATTATTTGAAGTACCTGGCAAAGTAATTGTTTTACTAAAATCACTTTTGCGCTCGGCTATATTTTGAATATCAATTATACTTTTATTAATTGGCAAAGGAACATTGTCGTACAAGTCTAATTCATACTCGACTATGTTAGCACCTGCGACTTGATTAATTACTAATCTATTTTGGTTCATTATAATGATTGTCTATAACGTGAGTAGCTGTATTCTATTTCAAAAGTTACATTAAATAGTTTTCTATCGGTTAGGTAGTTCTTAACCTCGTAAAAACTGTTTAAAATATTGACTGCTACAAAATCAGTTGCACTGCGTTCAAGATAAATAATTGGTGATGTTGCAAGTTGCTCAAGTAATAGGCTTTGTTCTTCACTAATCCAATCGCTATTAATGGTAATTTTATCATTTATGGTTGTGTTGTAGTTTGTTTTTAGCCTATCGCTTTGACTATATCCTATTTGTAATGGTGCTTTAAACTGTTTACGCTCAATATCCATTGCATTTATAGTGTTGCGATTAAAGTTAAACGCTTCAAATGCGCCTAGTTTATTTAACCAATGTAGCCTAACTGTTGGATATTGGCTGCAATTTTCGCCAGTTTGAAAGGTTTTAGTTGCTAAAACTACACTACTTGCTAGTGCTTGAACTGTAACTATTGCACCATTTGTTATTGAACCACTTAAGTCAAATAAGTATTTACCTGCATTTATGTTAAATAAATATTCATTTGCTGTTAATGTAACAGGTGTAGTTATTATTCCAATTCCTGTAGCTGTAATTCGTAAGTGTGTCACTACTCTATTTGGGTCAAAAAATGTAAGGATACGATTTTGGCTAAGTTCTATTTTTTCGGGTTCAATTAAATCAGCATTTAAAAAACCAAACCCACTTACATTACAATCTAAATAAGCAGTAGGTGAGTAATCCTCAAAATCAAATATTGCATTAGTTGCTAATTTAAAGTTTGAACTATTTGGACTTGTTGGAACACTAGCTAATACACCGCTTAAAGTTGGTATTCCGCTTGCATTGTCGTAAAGTTCTCGATACTCAGTATAATAATTTATTTTTGACCTTGTGTTTGCTGCTATTCTTGCTGCAAGTGCATTGCCAAAATCAAAGCTAACATAGTTTTTAAGTACGTTACCGACATCAAAAGTCAGTTCACTACTGCTAGGTTGTTTTGGATATTTCAAACGTGCTAGTGGGTTGTTAGTTCCGCCTATTTCGTTTACATCCACAATAAAATTAAAATTAGGCTGCGAAGTCATGTTTGAACTGACTGTATAAGGTATTTGATTATATGCAGCCATTGCACCTGGACTTGATAATATTGTAATTGCCATTATTTAATTATTGATAGTTTAATTTTAGTTCCTATTTCTTTACTCAATGCTCGGTTTAATACCTTTAATCTTTTTGCACCTACTGCAGGCTCAACATAGTTCATCGGTTTAATACCTCCGATTTTAGTAGCTACTGCCATTTGCATTGCTTCCTTATTAATTATGTCGGCTTGCTTTTTTTTATTCTTACGTATTAAAGATTGTTTCTTTAAACCTTTGCTGCCAGTCCTAGCGATATACTCTTTAAAACTATTCAGCATATCAGGTGGCACTCCTAAATTCTTAAAACTATATTCACTTCTAGGTGCTTTGTTTTTGTTAAAAACTCCTTTTACACCTTGATTTACAAAGTCCCAATAATCTTGCATGGTAACTATTTGAATACCGTTGGCAATTGGCTTAGGTACTAAATCGGCTGCTAGTGTACTTGCTTGTCTAGTTCGTGCCTTGCTAGTTATAATTTTGCGCATTATACCTATTGAAGTATTAGCCCAATCTAAATAAATCTTATCTATACCGCTGCTTAATTCGGTTTCAAAGTTCTGTAAACTTTCGCCATACTTACTGCCTATGTCCTTTGCGCTGCCTGCCATTTTAGTTTATCATCTTCGCTTTTATCTTTGTAGAAAACTAGCGTGTTTAAAAATTCAATTATATTCATATCCTCATAATAACTCCACTTATTGCGGTCGTTATTTGCTAGGTTATTTATTGCGATAATCCAACCCCATTTGCTTTCAAAAGTTTGTCCACTATTGGTTGTGTTTTCTTCAGTTGGTTCATAGCTTCCAATTCCAAATAGGTTAGGATATTGTCGGCTAATTCCTTGGAGTACCTGCAAAAAAAAAGCATGATAGGATACGCAACATCAATTTTTAAATGGTTATAAAACAAGTCTGCAACCTCTTTATGATTTGCACCATCGTACTTTTTAACCTTACCATACCAATTTTTTTCAATACATATCGCTGCTAAAATATTATGAATGTTACTTATTACGTTAGTTTCATCTTTGCAAAAAGAAGTAGCATCAATGTATTGTGCTGCTGTTAGTTTTTGAGTTTGCCAAACACATTTAAACCGCCTACCTTTTACTTTGAATGTCATTTTAACTTTAGCGTCTTTATTTAGTAGTTCAATTTTATTAAACTCTTTTAATGCTTCGGTTAATTTTTCAATTGGCATACTTTCAATTTCGTCAAACGTTTTGCCACTCAATTCAGCTAATAATTTTATTTGCCTATTAAGTGGGTCAGTTTCTAAATCTGAAATCGTTTTACATTTTAAAAATTGCCCTATTGTAATTTGTTTGAATATCATTCTCTTTTAAATATAAAAATTGTACTTTTTTGCTAAATGCTAATCGTAGCGTATTTGCCACTAGGTCGGTTATTTAATTTGTTGAGTGCGAAATAACGTAATGCATCAATTGCGTGGTTACTATGGTCAATTGGATTGCCAGTCAGTTTACCATCTCTATCAGTTGCCCAAACATAACTTCTCAACTCTTTGATTAAGTTGATTGAGTTTTGAGTTACAAAAAATGGTTCACGTTTTAAAATATCAATTCCTATCTTAATTGAGTCAGCTCCTTTTTTGGCAGGAGTAATTAAAAAACCTTGTCTTCTTAGTTCTTCGATTGATTTAGGTTCGGCACTATCGGCCACTATTTCTAAAGGTCTTCCAATGTTTTCAGACTTCATAAAGTTGCCGATGTCTAAATTAGTCATGTTAGTTCGGTATAGCACTTCATCAAAATAAAGTTGATTGTTAGTTTTGTAAACAGCTATTAAGGTCGTAGGGTCATTAGTGAACCCAAAATCCATTCCAAAACCTAACAACTTTGCATCGGTTGGAACTTTCGCCACTTGCTGCCAATTGTCGAATACAACACCTTGTAAGCTACCTATTTGACCTAATCCGTAAACTTTCCACCAATTAGCCCAATAGCTACTACTTTGTGCTTTTACTTCGGCTTGCTCAATATCATGTATAATCGTGTCAGGGAGTGCCTCATTATCTTTGTAAGTTAGTATTATGTGTTCGCTATCATTGTCTTTTAAAACTTCGGTATGCGCCCAAAATTCAGCAGTTGGATTGAAGTCTAACCATATTTCGCCACTTGTTCTAATTGCTAATTGATGGTAGGCTTCAAAACTTATATTGTTAGCTTCGTTTATATAAAGGATGTTACGCCTCGCACCTCGTAGTTTACTTTCTTGTTCAGCACTAAAAAACTCAATGTAGCTACCATTAGCAAACTTATATGTTAATAATGTTCTGTTCCAATTACTATCAACATATCTGCCAGTCCAATCCATTACTTTTAAAAAGTCTTTAATTGCA